GTGCACAAACGCCAACCTTTGCCGGGCTCACGTTTGAGAACACTCCAGCACTTGCGGTGGAGGTTGAAGTAAACACGCACTTTCATGGTTCGGTGATTGTGATGTTTGTGGTCTCACAGATAGGGAGTCCGGCCCAGTCAGGGTCGCCATGTTTCTTGACCCAACGACACCAGCGGCGATTGTTGGATACAACAAACCAATCCGTATCTGTCTCTTGTTCAATCAGGACAACGGGCTCGTTGTTCATTGCATTGGCAAGTCGGTTCCTTGCCTTCTTGCTTTGGGGAATCAACCAGAGCTGGTTTGTCATGTTCATTGGCCACATCCGTAGATTTCACGACGGTGATCACGCAAACCGTCACAACAACCATCAGACTCCGTGATGCCTTGGATATACACGGGTGCTTGTTTGCGTTGCTTGAAGGTCACATCACGCCACTGAGTGATGAAATGTTTGCGGCGGTAGATGTTCGCTTCTGTCTTGGCTTGTGCGAATGTGTTTGCACTCGCGACGACTTGACCTTTGTAGTAGATGTCAAACATTTCAGGATTCCCAATGCGAAAGGACGTGATCGATAATGTCTTGATGCTCATTGGTGCATTCACCTTCTTCCATCAAAGTTGTGATGCACTCGCTGTAGTCGCAGCAGTTGATGACGTGATCGCATCCGTCGATTGTCACCACTGTCTTGTAGATAACGCTTGTGAAGTCAGTCATGGTTTCAACGCAGGAGATCAGATAGGCGACGACCGCGATCTTTCGCTATGTCGCACATTTCAGAGTCAGAGCACGACTCCAGTTCTTCCCACTCAGAGGAAGAAAGGTCGTGATCTGCCAGGAGCACACATGTGCTGGCGGTCAGAACGGTTCCGGTGCTGGTGTCGACCAGCAGATAGCGAGAGAGATCCATTGGGGATGTGGTGAGAGAGTGAGCTAGTCCAGATGAGAACATCAGACGCCGACGAAATGCTTTGCACCGGTGCCGTGAGCCTCTACAAAGATGTCGGTCTTTGCACCGTCACAGAGAGCACATGTACGGCACTGCGCGGAGGAATTGTCGACAGTGGCTGGGCACTGTTTGCCGCTGAATGCTTCAGAACCTTGGGGCACAACTGCAAACGTCTTCCAGCCATGTGCAGACGCATCGAGATAGTCTGCGAAACCGTCACAGCTTGCCTGGAACACACCTTTGCACCACTGAGCGAAAGGCTGACGCCACTGGTGCGTATAGCCGGTGTGGCCTGCAGCAAAGGTGTTGAAAGTGTGCACAACATCCGCATCGAGAATGCTGGGATCGCCATACGCACCCCAGCGAATCTTGCGGCCGTTGAGCACCATTCCTAGGTTGGTGTCACACGCAACGGCAGGATCGGTGAGATCTACATAGCCGCCGGCTTTGTAAGTGCGCCACACTGACAGCGGTGCCTGGCCAACGTTGACATAGCAAGAACGCTTGCCGTTAGGTTGCTTGCGGTGGATACAGTCACCGCAGATCGAATAATCTGCGCCGATAGCTAGAGCTTCGACAGGGTTAACATCCTCGCGGAGAATCCAGACCTGGCACATATTGCCGGTCTTGCGATTGCCTGACTCGAGAGTCATAACGGCAACAAAAGGCTTGCCGTCGATAGGGGAATTGCCACGTTGAATGACAAAACCAAGAGCTTTCTTTGCCATGGTGAGAGATGCTGAATGCACAGCTTGAGAGGTGAGAGAGTGCCACGAAGTGTGGCGATCACACAAGGTGGGAATTGAACCCACTTACTGTGTGCAAATACGTTGCCTGTTGATATACACTGGGTCGGTATTTGCACATAGCGCCGTCCTAGCTGTTAGCTAGCTTGTGCAAGATCTAAAGGGATGATCAGTTACCCTGGCCCACATTAAATACGTTTCAGTGTTGTTGAGATACACCACACCTATTCCGTAAGTTGCAGTCCTAAATGTTATATATTCAAGGCCGGGATGGTAGCAGTTCCTAGCAAGTCCGGGATGATGAAATCAGACACACCTATGGCGTGGCCTACGTTTGCCCCTCTAAACCTGCTAGCACTTGCTAACAAACAAGCCAGACCGTTTGCACCTGTCGCAAGCGTCGGGGCCTGGTTCCTTTCGGTCACCCCCATCGGATCGCTTGCGCGGGTTGCGCGTGCCGTATGTCGCCGGATGCTCAGCGGGTCGGGTCGGTCGTTTGGTGTCCTGTTCTTCAGTGACCCCAAATTAAGGCACAACCGGACTAGGACGAGAGCCAGAGTGACAGAGTGTTGACCGTCCATAGTACGGACTAGTACAGACGGGCTCTGGCGGCTCAGATAAAGGAACCGCGCACGCGCGCATACCACAAGATTGCTGGAAAGTCAAGCAACCTTAATAATTTTTAACTATCTTGATATTGTGCTTCCAGCCATGAGTCTCACGAGACGATATTACTTTGCCAACTCCTAGTTAATAATCAATAAATAGCTAATTTACTTCTTTATAGAAACTATAAGGGTGTGTAATCAATCATACATACTTAGAAACATAGATTGCTGTTTTTGGGTTGTTAGGCGTAATTAAACACCCAGCCCTTGTGGTGGTGTCTCCGGCCTAGAGCTACTTGGCTGGCGGCACCTACGTGGAGTTTAAGGGGTTTACAGAAGCTTGCCAAGCCCTTCGGCGAGATGTAAAAACGGTTGCCGTTGGGGTCGATGGCGACATAGGCGCCTCTCTTTTTGCGTTTTTGCACGGAGCTATTAACTTCTTGCCATTTGGCTCCATCCCACTTGACGCATGACCAACCTTTGTAAGTCGGATTAGTGCCAGAAGCTGTGTTTGCGAGCCCTTGGGGGCTCAGGTCATGCTCGCGACAGAACGCTCGCAGCCCCGTAAACATATATTCTTTCCCGTTGGGAGATATGGCTTTGTAAGTTGCGGCCCTTGGATGCTCTGCTCCTGCTGGCATCTCACCACCTGGCAAGATATTCATTAACTGTCCACCATGCTTTCTTCTGCCGTAGTGCTCGATGCACAGGCGTTCACATCTCAGGGCACCTTCTTCATCAAGCTCATCCACGAGTAGATGTATGCGTTCCCGGGGCGGAACGGGGACTTCACCGTGGCTTTCCCAGGCTCTGTTCTTTGACCCCTTCCCGACGTAGTACGGATTGCCATTCGTGTCTAAGTAGCAATATACGTAGTACCGTCCCATTCGCAGATGGATGCTTGAAGCACTGTAACTCTATTTCCCTAGGTATAGTGCGTTTGTTCCCGCTCTGCTTGCATCGGGCTGATAGAGCCCAAGCCACTGTGCGTTCTTGAGGCGTTTCACGCTTGGGCCATCTGGGAAGCTGAGCTAGCGCTGGGCAGATAGCCCAGAAGAGAGGGGTGCAATTCCCCTCCTTCCCCTTACACGTCGTAGATGCGGCATTCCAGGGCGTCTGGATGGCGTGAGCAGTAGTTGTCCCAGAAGCGGTCGTGAGAGGTCTTCTCGGTGAGCTCCCGGAGTGCTTCGGTGTCGAGGGTGCCCTCCGCCAGGCTCTGGGTTAGGGCGTTCATGGCGTCCATCTTGACGTTCTCGCTCATCCAGTCGAAGACAGTCCGCTCCCGCTCCTGTGTCCAGAAGAGCTGGGGGCGGTACCAGGGCAGGAGGTCGTAGTTGGACTTGTTGCCGTTGCAGTTGACGCAGGCCCGACTCAGGTTCCAACGGCGGGTTGGCCCTCCCTTGCTACGGGGGATGATGTGATCGAGGGTGAATTTCTTGGAAGCTCTTCCGCAATAGGCACACGTTCCGTGTCCTGGGTAATCCTCAAGGATGGAACGTCGGAAGCTTCTTATCGCATCGGCTGGTCGTAGTTCGTGAAGGTTAAAGAGCAGTTCGTCCGAGGACTGCGCCTTCATCGTCTATTCGATTGCCACACACCTAGGTTACCTAGGGGTGGATCTTAATGATGATCCAGGGAGGACTACTTAGGGTGCGAATAAAGCTTGTCTCTATGGAGTCAAGTACGCCGAGATTGTCGTTCTTAAGAACGCCGGCATATACAAGCCCGTCTAGTGTCGCCTTCAGATAGTTGTCAAGGTCGCCTCTCTTCGTCTCCCCGTTAAAGACAATAGAGAGGTGAGAAACGTGTGTCAGAGGCTCTTTTAGCCACTCTCGGCGCACGATCTGGGAGAAGTCGTCGAGCCACTCCTTGTACTTCGGATCGTTGTAGACACAGCCATTGCTCCGAAACCGGGGGCGGCAGGCTGGTCTGGGCGCAATATCGATACGCAGGACTTGAGGGTCGCTCAGATTCTGGAGGGGATCTAGCTCCATCCCAGTGCCTCCGCTGTGATGGGGAACTTGGCGCAGAAGATCTGTTGGATCTCCTCGGCGATCAGGCGATGCTCGGCTTGGGTGTCCGCCTGAGCGCGCACCTGGATGTAGTGGATGAAGGAGCGGACCGAACCCGCCATGTAGACGGTGGTCGGGGTGCAGACAGGCAGGATGCGCCGGGCTGTTTCCTTCGCGATTCCAGCGTCGAGGAGGGATTCGTAGGTGTCGTAGGCCAGATCGATGGCTTTTTGAGCGACGCCCTGAGCGGTGTCCTGTTCTGCAGATGTCAGGTCGTCGAAGCTGTTCTGCCTGTTCTTGCGGTCCTGGCGGCGGAAGTGGGGGACCTCACCTTTGGCGGTCTTGGCGTAACGGCAGGAGAACTGCTGGAAGGCGAAGCTCCGGTGACGGCAGATCTGGGCTGCTACGTCGAGGGTGGTTTCGATGCGGACGCACATGAAGGCGAGCTCGAACGGGCTCCAGTGCTTGTGCTCGATCAGATAGCGGAGGAGCTTGGGGCCTGTTTCCCAGTTTTCATCGTTCGCCTGGTTCGACACCCGGGCGCACTTCACGATCAGCCGCTCGGCTTCAGCGGTGGCGTGGACCAGGGTGACGGGACGGTCAAGGGCGACTCCACCGTCTTCGGGGCAGACTTTGAGGCCGGGGAGAGTCGTCATTGATCGAGGAGATTGAGGCGCATTTGCAGCACTGTGTGATCAATCACGCTGCTGTTGTCGAATTTGACGGCGTAACTCGGGTAGAAACCGTTGTTCTGCTTTTTCCAGGTCAGCCCGACGATGGTTCCCGTACGCGGTTTTCCGAATGTCGTAAGGGCTGAGACGTTCTGGCGGCGGTAGACTCGTTGTCCCACCTGATAGAGGTGACCGACGATGTCGACATCCTTGCGGGAGTACGCCTTTTGAGGCGCTCTGTTGCTGAACCTTTCTTTGGGGGCCACGTTTTCTGATGCAGACGGAACGGGGGAGTTACGACTACGTCGACGCTCAAGACAGGCGAGTGCGTTTAAGCGTCGGTTTCCTTGATGCCGGGGGAGGATTGACCGTGGAGGTCAAGGAGGGCCGCTCCCAGCAGCCACTCCCTGGCGCCCTTCAGCCCGATCTTCCCCTGGAGGACACTGAACATCCCCGCATGGTTGCGTAGGTATTTGATCTGCAGCAGATCCGTTGCGGTCGCTGTTTGGGTCGCAGTAACAAGTTGAGAGAGGGTTATCGGCATAGCGTTCATTTGCCCGGGCCAGCGCGTTGATCACTTCGTCCGTGCTGGTTTCGTAGAAAAAAGCCATCTGATCGACCGAGAACTTGTGCTGTTCCTCGATCATGTCGATGAGAAAGAAGTCGGCGATGCGTCGGCTCATTGTTAACTATGCCACATGTGAATTGGATGGCATCGAGATGTTGGACGGCAGTTTGTGCTTGTCGTGCCAGTCCTCCAATTTCTCGAGGAAGTGGCAGTAGAGCTGGTTGATGTCGTTGCGCTTCAGCTCGTGGATCTGGCAGACCCTGTTCGGCATAGCGACAGCGATTAGGCCGCGTTTGATGCAGAGACCTTCACGCCGGTAGGTGAAGTTTGCAGCCTTGATGTAGGCGGCGACCTGCATCTCGTAGCCGTAGAGCTTGGCACCTGTGACGGGCTTGTTGGCCGTTTTGAAGTCGATCAGTGTTGGTTGATCGTCGTCATCAGGCATGTAGCCGATGCAGTCACAGGCTCCGGCGTAGTTGTCGCTGTTCCAGATCGCACCCTCCAGGAGAAGAGGTTTGTCGATGCCTTCCAGGAACGGGCGGAGGGAGTTATAGAAAGGCTGGTAACTGAAGTGGAACTCAGGGTCCTGGCCAGTTAGCAGGAATGTTTCGGCTGAGTCGTGGGTCCATGTGCCCCGAGCAGAGGCGCGGTTCAGGATCTCGGCGGCTCGATGCTCACCTTTCCACTTGCGCCAGCCGTCGAATTTGCTGTCGTCGCGGAGGACGGTGGTGACGCTCGGCTTGTAGCCAAGGGGTGTGGCGTACACCCGGTGTCCATCCACCACAGTGCGGACGGCTTCGTACTTAGGGAGAGCGACTATCCGCATAAGGAGAAGGGGGCCGAAGCCCCCTGTCTGGATGTGGATGTCAGGCGGCAGGCTTGCCGAAGACTTCCTCGCTCGGTGCGCTCATGCAATAAGCGCGGAGGTCACAGGTGAAGTCTTCAAAGGCATCCACGATCTCCTGGGCGGTCTCTTCGGGAGGGAGAGCGATCAGGGTGTGAACGGTGTCGTTCATGGTCGAGCCCTTACGGGACCACTCGATGTCGTAACCGCGAGGGTCGCCGTAGCGGGGGTTCTCACAGAACTTCTCGAACTGCTCGCGGATGGAGACCTGGGTGAAGTTCCAGATCTGAAAACGGCTCTCCCCGTAGTTGTAGACGACCATCGCAACGAAGGTCTTCAGGATCGGGGTGCCGTCCTTGCGTACAGCAGCAGTCTCAGGGATTTCCTCGGCAGGTGGCTCGTCGAAGCCGGCCTCATTGAGGGCTTCGGCGTCCCACCGCATTACGCCACGCTTCTCCTGACCGTCGACGGTTTCGGTGTACCAGCACTCCCAGCCCCAACGGCAGGGGGACATCACGCGAAACTCGACTTTCTCTCCGTCTTTGGGGACAGGGAGGTAGTTACCGGAAGAGGCGGCGCGCTCAAGAGCGGCTTGCTTCTCCTTCTCCAGACGGGTGCGGAGCGCCGTCGGCAGAAAGCTGTTGGTCGTGGTGGCTTTGGGAGCGGTGCGGGGTCGGGTTGTGACGGTCATGGTGAATGGGGGCTGTAACGATGACGTTGGTGAGAGCTTCCAGCTGGCGTAGCAGGCGCTCCAGCATTTCCGAAGGGGAGAGGCCGTTGCGTTCTGCTAGTCCAGACAGGAACGAGAAGGAGTGATCTGTGAGCCAGACTGTCCTTCGTCGCTTCGCCTCCCCGTATTGCCGAGATGGCATAGGGCGGATGCGAATGTCGCCATCCTAAGGGGGACGGACGGGGTGTGCAACCCCGTTTGGACGGCTCAGTATTTCTTAAGGAGCTCGTCGGTCAGCTCGGGGACCGTGCGGGTCCACTGGAAGATCCGGGAGAACATCTTGCTCAGCAAGACCAGGCGGTCGTTCAGCTCCTCGGGAGCCCAGGTGCCCTCGCCCTTGATGATGTGACGGAGCTCTTCCTGCTGGGCGGGATCGCGGGAGAAGTTCGACGTCACACGATGGATGTCGTC